CAACAACAAATTACAATAACAACAAACAAAATACAAACAACAACAACATGGCACAATTTCAACAAACAATCGACATGCAAACTCTCCAAGCTGCTGCGGGACGCAACAGTTTGGTGAATGATTTGGCATCTCGTCGTGTTTATGATAACGCGGTCGAGGAGCTGAATGCTCGTTCTAGGCGTCCCAAAGTTCATTTCTCCAAAGCAGTGTCTACGGAACAGACCCTGATTGCAACAAATGCTTATCCGGAGTTCGAGGTCTCCTTCACTCACACGCAATCTGCTGTGCACTCCTTGGCGTGAGGCCTTCGATCGCTTGAACTGGAGTATCTCATGATGCAAGTTCCATACGGATCTCTGACGTATGATATCGGCGGTAACTTTTCTGCGCATCTTTTTAAAGGGCGCGATTACGTTCATTGCTGTATGCCCAATTTGGACGTGCGTGACATAGCTCGTCATGAAGGGCATAAAGAAGCTATTCAAAGCTACATAAGTCGCCTTGAGAGGCAGCGGCGACCAGTGCCAGAATATCAGAGGGCGGCTTTCAATAATTACGCAGAGAATCCACGTTACGTTCATTGTGATCGTCCATTTCAACAGTGTGAATTGACGACGGCAAACGGTACTGATACCTACGCCGTAGCGCTTCATAGTATTTATGATATCCCTGTTGAAGAGTTTGGTTCAGCGCTTCTCAGAAAGAACGTTAAGACTTGTTTCGCAGCTTTCCATTTCCATGAGAACATGCTTCTAGATTGTGATACTGTCACACTCGACGAAATCGGAGCAACTTTCCAGAGAGCAGGCGATAAACTAAGTTTTTTCTTCCATAATGAGAGCACTCTTAACTATACCCATAGCTTTAGTAATATAATTAAATATGTGTGTAAAACGTTTTTCCCTGCTAGTCAAAGATTTGTGTATCATAAGGAGTTCTTAGTTACTAGAGTCAATACTTGGTACTGTAAGTTTACTAGAGTGGATACTTTTACTCTTTTCCGTGGTGTGTACCAGAATAATGTGGATTGCGAAGAGTTTTACAAGGCTATGGATGATGCGTGGGAGTACAAGAAGACGCTCGCGATGCTTAATGCAGAGAGAACCATTTTCAAGGATAACGCGGCGTTAAACTTTTGGTTCCCGAAAGTGAGGGACATGGTTATCGTTCCTCTCTTTGACGCGTCCATTACGTCAGGAAAGATGTCTAGAAGAGAGGTTATGGTGAACAAGGATTTCGTTTACACAGTCCTCAATCACATAAAGACGTACCAAGCCAAAGCTTTAACTTACGCAAATGTTCTGTCCTTTGTAGAGTCAATTAGGTCCAGAGTCATAATTAACGGTGTCACAGCCAGATCTGAATGGGACACAGATAAAGCAATTCTAGGTCCGTTGGCGATGACATTTTTCCTTATAACAAAGTTGGGTCATGTGCAGGATGAGATAATCCTGAAAAAGTTCCAGAAGTTCGATAGAACCACCAAAGAGCTGATTTGGTCTAGTCTCTGCGATGCCCTGATGGGGGTTATTCCCTCGGTCAAGGAGACTCTCGTTCGTGGTGGGTTCGTGAAAGTGGCGGAAGAGGCCTTAGAGATTAAGATCCCCGAACTGTACTGCACGTTCTCTGACAGATTGGTGCTGCAGTATAAGAAGGCGGAAGAGTTTCAATCGTGCGACCTTTCCAAACCTCTAGAGGAATCTGAGAAGTACTACAATGCATTGTCTGAGCTATCAGTGCTCGAGAATCTCGATTCTTTCGACTTAGAGGCGTTTAAGACTTTGTGCCAGCAGAAGTCCGTAGATCCGGATATGGCAGCTAAGGTAGTGGTGGCAATTATGAAGTGCGAATTGACATTGCCTTTCAAGAAACCTACTGAAGAGGAAATCTCGGAGTCGCTTAAAACCGAGGAGGTGAAAAGTACGGAGCGAAATGATGTGTTGAGCTTACGAAATGATGCTCCTTTCCCGTGTGTGAAAAATCTCGTAGAGGGTTCTGTACCGGCGTATGGAATATGCCCGAAAGGCGGAGGTTTCGACAAATTCGATGTGGACATTGCCGATTTCCATCTTAAGAGTGTTGACGCAGTAAAAAGAGGGGCTATGATGTCCGCGGTGTACACAGGATCGATCAAAGTTCAACAGATGAAGAACTATATCGATTACCTAAGTGCGTCGCTGTCAGCTACTGTCTCCAATCTCTGTAAAGTGCTTAGAGATGTTCATGGCGCTGATCCTGAATCGCAGGAGAAATCTGGAGTGTGGGATGTGAGAAGAGGACGTTGGTTGCTTAAACCGAATGCGAAAAGTCACGCTTGGGGAGTTGCAGAAGACGCCAACCACAAGTTGGTTATAGTATTGCTCAACTGGGATGACGGAAAGCCGGTTTGTGATGATACATGGTTCAGGGTGGCTGTATCAAGTGATTCGTTGATATATTCGGATATGGGAAAGCTCAAGACGCTCACGTCGTGCAGTCCAAATGGTGAGCCACCGGAGCCCAACGCTAAGGTAATCTTGGTTGATGGTGTTCCCGGTTGTGGAAAAACGAAGGAGATTATCGAAAAGGTAAACTTCTCTGAGGACTTGATTTTAGTCCCTGGGAAGGAAGCTTCGAAGATGATTATCAGAAGGGCAAATCACGCTGGTGTGATGAGAGCGGATAAGGACAACGTGAGAACGGTGGATTCCTTCTTGATGCACCCTCCGAGGAGAGTGTTCAAGAGGTTATTTATTGACGAAGGGTTGATGCTTCACACTGGTTGTGTTAACTTTTTGCTACTACTTTCGCACTGCGATGTGGCGTATGTGTACGGCGACACACAACAGATTCCGTTTATCTGTAGAGTTGCGAATTTCCCGTATCCTGCACACTTTGCAAAACTTGTGGTAGACGAGAAGGAGGTCAGAAGAACTACGCTAAGATGCCCCGCTGATGTCACATTTTTCTTGAATAAGAAGTACGACGGAGCGGTGATGTGTACTAGTGCCGTTGAAAGGTCTGTGAAAGCGGAAGTGGTAAGAGGAAAAGGTGCTTTTAACCCAATAACCTTGCCGTTGGAGGGAAAAATTTTGACCTTTACACAGGCTGACAAGTTCGAGTTGCTGGAAAAGGGTTACGCCGATGTGAACACAGTGCACGAGGTGCAAGGGGAAACATACGAGAAGACTGCTATCGTTCGATTGACATCGACACCGTTAGAGATCATATCAAGAGCGTCACCACATGTTTTAGTGGCACTGACGAGACACACAACGCGTTGTCGGTACTATACCGTTGTGTTGGATCCGATGGTTAATGTGATTTCAGAAATGGAGAAGTTGTCAAATTTTATTCTCGATATGTACAAGGTCGAAGCTGGCATCCAATAGCAATTACAGATAGATGCAGTATTCAAAGGAACGAACCTGTTTGTTCAGACACCCAAGTCAGGAGATTGGCGAGACATGCAATTCTATTATGACACTCTTCTTCCTGGAAACAGCACTATTCTTAACGAATTTGACGCCGTTACCATGAATTTGAGGGATATTTCCTTAAACGTCAAGGATTGCAGAATCGACTTCTCCAAATCCGTGCAAGTCCCTAAGGAGCAGCCAAGTTTTCTCAAGCCCAAAATAAGAACCGCGGCAGAAATGCCAAGAACTGCAGGCTTGCTAGAGAATTTAGTTGCTATGATTAAAAGGAACATGAATGCGCCGGATTTGACGGGGACGATCGACATAGAGGATACTGCATCACTGGTGGCCGATAAGTTTTGGGATGCATACATTGACAAAGAATTCAGTGGAACGAATAAGATGTCCTTAACAAGGGAAAGTTTTTCTAGGTGGCTCTCTAAACAAGAGTCGTCTACAGTTGGTCAGCTAGCGGATTTCAACTTTGTAGATTTGCCGGCAGTGGATGAGTACAAGCATATGATCAAGAGTCAACCAAAGCAAAAGTTAGACTTGAGCATTCAGGACGAATATCCTGCATTGCAGACAATAGTCTACCACTCGAAGAAGATCAATGCTATTTTCGGTCCTATGTTTGCAGAACTTACGAGAATGCTGCTCGAGAG